AGGTGGTTGATCTTCTTGTAGGCGTAATTGTTGCGCTCCTTCGGAGGATCGCGAAACGAAGGGAAGTCAGACACAACGAGCGAATACTCTTCTGACCCGCACTTCGGACAGACAAGGATTCCCTCCGAACTGATCTCTTCGCGAGCAACGTTGCATGCATTACAGTGTTCCGTCATCTGCTGCGTCACCTCCGGTGCATTCCCCAGCTTCATTCGCGCAACATACTCGTCGAACATCTGCTTCTTGGTCATACCTGCCTCCACTGGAGCAGCTGCTGTGAAGAATTTCATGAATGTGGTTGTATCTTTGGTTTGTGTAGTCTGTGTAGGGCGATTGTAATAGTCCATGAGGATGTCCATGTTTTTCATGTAATAGTCCTCCACCGGATTGGCCCTAGCAAGCTCAGTTTCAATTTCGCGAATCCTTGTCTCCCAGCCGCTGCATGACACAACGTCCGCGATTTCATTTGAAGAGCGAAGAGACTCCACTCTATTGCGTAACTCAGCCGCCTCTGCTTCCAGAGCGCTCGACTGCAACTTAGCCTCTCGAAGGCTAGATACGATATCCTGGTGAACAGAATCAAGTGTTCCCATTGACGTTGGTTCTGTTTCGCGTGTCTTTCTCACTCTGAACACGTCCATATAGTTCGTCCTCCACCTGCTTCATGAAAGCAGAATTCTCACAAACAAGGGGACGCTGCTTTCTAACCGCAGACAAAAGCGTCCTGAAATCGATCCCAAAGTTCTTGCACACAAACGTCAAGACCAAATACGCTGACCGATTCACGCCAGCCTTGCAGTGAACGTAGACGGTGCCATTTGTTGACCGTAAAAACAGCCTCATCCAGCTCTCGAACTCTGGGTACCAATCGAGTATGTTCACTGCTTGACTATCAATTGCATGCAGCTCAGCATAGTGACCTGCGTGACGTGTTCTCCACCATTCTGGACAATCATCGGCAAATGCGCAATTGACCACATGGGTAATGTTGTACTTGGCTGTAAAAAAGGGAGTTAACTGATGACCGGCGCCTAACAGGATGCGAGGGTACACCCATGCAGGTGACTGCATTGTCATAGTACTCATCATCCTAGAAAGCTTGTAATAACGACGTTAACAAAATGTGCGAGAACAACCGATGCGCCACCGATGACGGCTGCACCCTGATAGCTGACTACGCCATTTGAAGTGTAAGCAGAAGGGATGTACTGCAGAAGCAGGTTGCGCGGCGTAGCGAGTGACAGGACAAAGGTAGCCACGAAGAATGCCACGTACAGCTGCAGGTTGCGAAACATGAATGTCATCGCCGGAAGTGACGGCTTGAATGACGGGACAATCGTCGCACTCGGCTGAGGGCTGGTCGACTCTGGATACACAGGAGGGGATGACTGAGGACCCTGCGGACTAGGGAGAAGGGCGTCAAGCGATGTTGCTCCTTCCATTGTTTATGATGAAGACGGGATTTCGCATTGTGCATCTTCCACGCGGTAGCGGTAGCACTTCCCATCAACTTTGACAACGCGATCCATTGTTTCTTTAACGGGTAGTGCTAAGGTCTTCATTACGCCATACTTGCGATGAAAGATCAACACGGCCAATCCAAGTCCAATGATGAATGAAAAGAACGGTGCACCCCGATGTAAAACATTGGTGATGGGGATCATTACTTCTGAGCAGCGAGGAGATTCAACGAATCGGGTTCCGCAGTGCACGGTACTTCGGTTGCCTCAAAGCGAACACATCCAGTGTCTGTGTGAAAGACCTCTGGGCTTCCGGGGCTAGGAAGACCCGCTGTCTTACGAGTCGGTGGGATAAACACCGCGCTAATAATCATTCCAGTCAACAGTCCAGCGACGAGCCACTGTACCTGAATCATTGATTCTTACTCAGAAGAGTTTGGACAAGCGTGAACCAAACCAGAAACTGAACAAAGAAGGAACTGACCGGAGTCAATACCGCGAATGCCGAGAAGATGTACTTCACAATCCACCCACGAATCGGCTCTGCACCACCGAGAAGGATCTGAAAAGGCTTCCCTAGCAGATCTCCATACGTAAAGATGGTGTAGACAAGCACAGCCATAAACTTACCGAGTATGCCGAATTCATCATGCAGACTTCCATCAATTGCGCCCTTCCGAAACGCAAGCTCGAGATACTCCCACTGCTTGAATGCCCAGAGAACAACCAATGCCCATACCAAGACAAGTCCAAATAGGAACTGACCCTTCGCTACGGTTAATCCAACACCCCACAGGATATCTCCTGGCTTCTGGATGAACTTACCGAGTGACGATCGCTCTCCGATATCTACCTTTTCGGTAAGGACATAGCTGGCTGTATGGTACGCTCCAGACTCATCTGTATAGTTGATGGTTAAGCGAGGTACTGCCAGCTTTAAAGATGCATCATCGGCTGCGATCGAGATACGATGATCCTTTCGAAGATCGTCGTCAAGTTTCTGAACTGCAAAGTCAATGGCACCATAGTTGGCACCCTGTTGCCGAGTGACGTAATCGGATACATCGATCTGCTGGCCGCCGACCGTATACTCGGCATTCAATATCAGAATGTCACCCATTGTTAAGAAGCAAACACGAGATTTGCAATCCCGCTCACGATTCGCAGGTAGTTGATAGACTCAACATACACCCTAATGTTGTACGTGTAGGAAAAGATGACATTGTTGTTTGCGATCGTCTGAACGACAGAAAGAAGCTGATCAGGTGGGTAGATCAATGAACCTATCGGATCTGCGGGGGTCGGTGGATTCCTAGCCTGCGGATTTGAAATAACGAGCGGGTTCTGACTCAGTGCAGTTGATTTAAGAATACAGACAACTCGTTGCGTCGCACCGACTGAGGTTGGTAATGGCTGCTGTAGAGAGATGCGAAGCATGATCTTGTTGAACATACTTGCATTCAACGCACCACTTGGCTGATATTGATCATTGTTCAGGGCGAATGAATACATATAGACACCTGGCAGGGTTGATGGCTGTTCACCTGTTGTATGCTTGTACTGTTGAATCAATGAGAAGTACTCTGTCGGTTTCTTCGCAAACCGCTCATTACCATCCATCAAGAGCGTTGCATCCGTAATTACGTGACGGGGAGACACCGAAGAAATCTGGTATTGACCAGATGAATAGAGTAGGTCACCTGTAGTCGCAGTTATATCCGAAAATGGGGCACGATTGGTATTTGCCCAGTTTGTGTAATTATCCCAATCGTTCATTACGACGCGATCAGAACGCTGACCCGAGAACACAATACGCGTGACCATGTTAAACATTGGAATTTCCAGATCAGTATTGGCTCCATATTGTCCCTCCTTTACAGTGTAACGAACCTGTTTCAGCAAAAACGTTTGATCTGCAGTTGCAAGCTGGTTCATCTCCATGTCCGTCAAATAGATGAAGTTGCCTTCCAGATAGGGATTTGCATAAAATGTCAAGACCGATGAACTCGAAGAAAGACCCGTTGTGGTAGGAGGAGACAGGAACAGACCAATTGGATACGTACCCGTTGGCTGAATACGCTGACCATATGATGCATTGGTCGAACCACCTACCGTTGCTGTTGGCTGATTTGTCTGATCACCGGCTGCAATCGTAACCGTTGAGACAACCGTGAATGAAGTCGTAGATGGTACCGTTGCAACAACGTATGAACCAGTGAGAAGAACCGCCGTTCCCGTGAGGCCCTGAAGAGTTACACCGGTACCAACGCTAAATCCGTGAGGAGTAGGGGTTGTCACGATAATAGATGAACCAGATGAAACCATACTACTGATTGAAATGATGACATTTGCCGGGTTGACATCAATCACCGTATACAACTGATTGAGGGGTCGAAGTGTTACGTTAATATACACCTCTGAGTTTTGTAGAGAAACGAGAGGAAGAGCTACACCAGGATTCTCGCAGAACCAGAAGTGAAGTGGGATCACGAGCTGACGCGAACGAATGGACGGTTCGGGAGTGGTCGTAAACGGCATGTTTCCCGGAAGAGACGATGGGCTCACAGCGTGAGGATATTGGTTGCTACGGTCATATGCATTGGCTGGATCATAGACCTCCGGAACATTGCCTACCATCTGGTTCACCACACGTCGCTTTGCTGCATCATGTGTCATATAAGAGTACATCTTGAGCCATTCTCCAGTAAGAGTCTGAATCACAACATTGTTCATCACAATGTCAATGTGGTCAATAAGATTGTAACCGATGTTCTTAATCCATTGGAATTCATATCCAACCGCACTACAGTTCGGATCATAGCCGGCTGGCGGTGCAGACACACGCACCATAGGTGACCAAATATCGGGAAGCGTGATCATTAAATAGGTATCATGTAGAAGCTGTGCATATCGATCAATCTTACAGCTCAGTGTTCGCGTCTGAGTTGCATTGAAATCTAAATGCGAAGATGAAAAATCCATACGGATCGATTCCATTGCGAAGTTCGTATACCTACGATAGACAGACCTGAAATGGGTCATCGATGGATTTCCATTGATAAGCTGATTTTGAGCCCCGACTTGGGACAATTGTATCAAGCCACCAGGCATTTGTATCTACACACGCTGATTGTTTAGACTAAAGAACCCGCCAATGGAGTTGCACCCTGTGCGACAATGCAGCAGCTATTGACAGTGGGGCGAATGCCAGGTGTCTTCCACTGCGACTGAGGAATCAGTCCAGGTGTGCTACCCGGTGCAAGACTGATCGTCTGAGGATAGAAGACCTTGTCATACTGCGTTGCCTTGTTGGCAATGACAGAAGTCACAACGTAGTTGTACTTGCGCTGAAGCGCTGGGGGGTTCTGAGTAAAGGTAGCAGCTACAATACGGCGCTTCTGCGCGGTCAGATAGTCTTGCGCGGAGTTGACCTGCATTCTATTTATACAGAGCGGAGAGAATACAGTAAAATGAGGTTCGTTCTTGTTAGCACTCACGTTGATCAGACGACTGGGTATTCGAAGGTTGTCTCAAATCTCCTCGCACAGGTCGCAACTCTTACACCGAAGGTCAAGACATTCCACTTTGGATTTCAGCGCCACCCCGAGCGCAAGAGCATGCGCAAGGTCCCCGATGGCATTGTTGCCTATGACGCGGCTGCTGCTGAGGACCCGAAGGAGGAGGGGTTTGGCTTCAACAAGATTCACGAGTACATTGAGATGGTTGGTCCCGATGTAGTGATGATCTACAATGATCCCATGATCATCGCACGTTTCATCCAGGCGATGAAGTACAAGAAGGGTGAGACTCCGTACAAGCTGTGGCTCTATGTTGACCAGGTGTACAAGGGCATCGCGCAGCCGCTGATGGATGAGCTCAACAAGGCGGCTGATAAGGTGTACTGTTTCACGGATTCATGGGCGAAGACGTTCACTGAGTACGGTAGTTCGCTTGAGCCCGGTATCATTGAGCACGCGATTGACTCTACGGTCTTCTCTCGCCTACCTGCTGCGAGCCGCATTACTCTTCGTAAGAACGTTGGCCTTCCGACAGATGCGATTGTGTTCCTGAACGCGAATCGTAACAGCCAGCGTAAGCGACAGGATCTGACGATTCAGGGATTCGTTGAGTTGCTGCGCCGCCACCCAGATAAGCCGTTGTGGCTTCTCATGGTGACAGGAATTGATCCGCAGAAGGGTGCACATTACGATATTCAGCGCATCTTCCATGCCGAGCTGCTCCGTGCGAATCTTGACCCTGTCGCCTATGGTAAGCGAATGGCGCTGATCGACACAGCTGCCCCGAACACTCTAACTGACGAGGGTATTAATCAGATCTACAACATGACTGATATTGGGATCAATACGTCTGATGGTGAGGGGTTCGGTCTCTGCCAGCTCGAGCACCTCTACACTGGTGCACCGCAGATTGTGACGGATGTCGGTTCGTATCGCACGTTCCTGCCGAGCACTGTTGCTACCTATGTCCGTCCGGGTCCGCTCGTGTATTCGGCTGCAGGTATGTCGCTTGGTCTGTCTGCTCCATCGTTCAATCCCGATGATGTGACCGATGCAATGGAGACAACCCTGTCAAAGTACACGACGATGCGCGCGGCGATCGAGGATGTCAAGTTCAAGACCTGGTCCGAAGTGTGCTCTTCTTGGCTCGACGACTTGCGTGCAGCGGCTACGCCAACCAGTACTTAACTTGAGTATCGGATATCTTCGTCCCGATACGCAATAATCGCTGGTTATCTTCGAAGGCCTGACCGTCAAAAATCTCCTTCGTAACCGTGTCCATAAAATACACGATTCCTTTGATCTTCATCTTCTGCAGGGTTCGCTTCTTACGCGTCATGTTACGCAGATAGGTCTCATCAAGGTCGTCCGTCTTGCTAGACGGCTTGAACGCAAGATCCTCTCCACTTGCAGTCGTATCGAACCGCATACAGGAGATCTGCGGCTTCTCACGAGAGTGCAGCTTTCGATGGATCTCACAGTCAACAGCGGCCTGTTTCAGCAGTACTGAAATCCTCTGGTTCACCTTGTCCTTTTCATACACCTTCTCATACAGGTACTCATCTGTGGACATGAACGTCTCCGCATATGGTTCACCTTCATACCGCTTCAGCTCAACATCCGACTTTCGAACTGCAACAATGTTAGGTCCCTCTGCACCCTTGCTCTGCGTAGGTGAAATCACAGACAGGTAGAAACTAACGCGAACCGTGCGTTGATCCATCGGCAATGTGGCATGAGAACAGATACGAATTGCACGACCAATGACCTGATCATGGCGGGCAGGAGTCCAGTGCGGCTCCATAATATGGACATGGCGGACATTCGCTAATGTGATACCTTCGGCACCCGAAGAGGTTGCCATCAGCATACAGAGCAGCTTCTTTCCACGCTTCTCAATGCTGGTCTTCAGACTGGAAGGGAAGTTGGACTCGTAACGGGCATTGATGATCTGACGCATCATCTCACGCTGCTCCTCCTTCTCTTCGCCTGAGAAGAAGGCATAGGCTGGCTTGTCCTCCATCTCATCTTCCTGCCACTGTCCATTCTTGTTCGTGATCTTATACGGCTGCCACCCGTTCGCATCGAGGATGGCCGCAAATACACCAAGTCCCTCAAGCTGACGATACTGCGAGTAGATAAACTGGTTAGGCCAAGTATCTCCAGCCTTGCGAGTGGCCTCGATATTGGTCAACATGCGAAGCAGCTTGGGACTATAAACTTCCAATGCCTTTGCAGACAGGTACTTCGCAGGCTGAGCCCGGAGTGCCGCTAGAATCTCTGGCTTGTCAGGTACGTCATCTTCCTTCACAACATCGTCGTATGTCTTTTCAACCTTCTTGGTGATCGCCTTCAGCTCAGGAGGCACTGCGAAGTTACATGCCAACCTGGAGATCACGCGATAGGACCCACCATCATCGTTCATGCTGAGAGACTTCTTCGCATCCATCTTGATCTCCTGAAAGCGGACATCCAGATACTGAACAAACTGCTCAGGACTCATGTTGACCTTTTCAAGCATCTTCTCATCCTCCACGCGTTTCGGAATCAGACGCTCATCTGCACCTTTGAAGTAGGAGACCAGACCCTGAATACGCTTGGAGAACAACAGTGGGTTCTTGATATTGAGACCATCTAGGAACATGTTCGCAAACTCCTCGAACTTGGTGGGCAAACATTCAAGGTTCTCACTCGTGACACGCTCCACAGCAATCTCTGCGCCAACTTCACCTGTGATCTTCTTATCCCACGACTTGACCCAATCCATTGCCAATGGAATGAACGGAATGTCCTTCTTGTATTGCACCGCAATCCGATCACCGGCCTCGTTGTAGACCGAACGGAAATGAGGAGGATTGCGTGTCAAGAGCACAGTCTTCTTGACCGCATTGAACTCGATGGTGTCCACGTCAGGAAGAGCCTTGAATGCCGTCTTCATTTTCTCTTCGTCCCATGAGGTAGCCTTTCCAAAGGGAACGGTGATTCGCTCAATGGGTCCGCGCAGGAGGTTCATTAGGTATGCAATCTCGTTAGGGCGATTGATGACAGGAGTGCCTGACAGACCGACGATCTTGCAATCGGTCGCCTTGTACACTGCATCATAGAGACGACGTGCAATCTCAGATGAGTTAACGATGCGAGAAATCAAGTTGTGAACCTCGTCAATGATGACAACTGTATCGTTGAACGGGTTCTCAACGAATTCACCATCGGGTCCAGGCTTAGGTACATAGGTGTCAATATTCTTCGAGTTCAGACCATTGTAATTGATGAACTTGAATCTCTGAGCAATGATATCCTCCACCTGCGTATTGATCACATCCTGTGCCGTCTTAGGAAGATCCTTGTAGTTCGGATTCTCCCCAGCCACAGTAACATAAAACTTGCCCGTGCGATCAATGAATCCATCAGAGATTCCCAATGCCTTCGCTTCGGCACGGGTCTGGTCGTTGAGAGCCTTCTCACGCCAGTGCTGCTCAAGAACATAGACAGGTGCACCGCACTTGCGCAGTTCAGACTTATAGTTCTCACGCAGGGATGCTGGGGTTAGAATCCAAATGGTCTTGTAGCTCATCAGACTCTGACCAACTGCAATCGATGTACAGGTCTTTCCAGATCCAAGTCCATGATAGAGGAGGATTCCACGATAGGGTGTCTCAATCAACAGGTAGTCGCGAATCAGCTTCTGGTACGGAAATAGTTCACGCGAGTTCGACTGCTTCGTACAGAGATCCACATCCTTATCCTCATCGTCAAGTGGATCACGGTCTTCTTTACGGTATTTCAAGAAGATGCGGGTAATGTAGTCCGCGAACGCTTTGCGGTTCGGTAGGACGAACGCCATTATCTAGTGACGCGCCGAAAATATCACGAGAGTTACCAAAGGATGTCTGAAACAAAGCAGGGCACATTCAAGGGTACATCAGTAACAGTTACGGTGACGGGTAGCAACTGGACCATTACTGGCGAAAACGTCAATGAGTCTGGTGATAGCTTCTTCACTCTCGCAAAGCTGATTGAAGACAAGGATCTCGTCTTACCGTCCGGTGGCCGCCGCACTCGCCGTCGTAAGCATGGGAAATCTCGTCGCTACCGTAAGTAATGGAGCCGCTCACACGCAAAAATCATCGTATCTGGATGGTGTCCATCTATCTGTTTCTCATGGCCGCCTTCCTCTATCTGAAGCCGTCCGTCGCCTTTGGGCGCGAAGGGCGGATCCGTCCGTTTGGCACTGAGGAGCGCGAAGCCACTGTATTTCCCGTCTGGTGGTGGGTCTTTGTGTTGAGTGTTGTTGCATACTGTATGACGGTTTACCTTGCACGTTTTAGGTTTGCGTAATACAATGAGCTGTCCATACAAAAACATCTTTGGAGCACCGGGAACAGGAGCGCATTCGTATCGTTTTATGGGACTGGCTGTGGCTGACACTACTCTGACCTTTCTCCTCGCAGTCTACACTGCGTGGGAGTTCGGGGGCAATATATTCCTTCACTTTCTGTTCTGGGTGGTTGTAGGTGAGATCTTTCACTATGCATTCGGGACACAAACTGCCGGCCTAACCATGCTCGGTATTACGGCGTGCTCTCATACGTCTTAACGATATTCTCAAGTATCTCAACCATAGACTCTCGCTCTACGTGATGGGGGCGAATGTACCCTCGACATTCCGCAAACGTCTTCCATCCAATCGCTGAAATCTCCCGACGCTGCATGTACGTCATCTTCTGATGTAGATTCACCAGTTCTGGACTTGTCAACAAAGCTACGAAGTAGATGTGCCTGTATCGAATTCCATTCAGGCCCTCAAAGGTCTCCTCCAAGCGAATGTCCTTCAAGACAGTGTATGCCTCGCGTGGTATATTGGTCTCCTCATTGAACTCGCGTACAGCACATTCTAGGTCACATTCGCACCGAATACGACGACCCTTTGGAAACCCCCACTCTGGCTCCTTGAATGCTGACAGGTGGTTTCTCATCATGGCTTCCCGATCAACCTGAGCAAACCTCTCCTTCGAATACATGTATTCTGGTGACGAATGGTCGTCGCCCCACAACTGACGCCAAAGCGTGTCAAAGCTCTCACAGACAACAGAGGACTGCTCCTGAAGAGTCATGTTTGCAAAGAGCCGACCAACGTACTCATGATCATTCGGATCATACTTCCCACGCATGAACTCCGCAAAGCTCATGCTGTCCTTGCGCCGAATCATAAGGACCTGAGTCTCCTTTGGGTCGGTGGGGACTTTGGGGTGGTTAATCAGTGCAATTCCGCATGAAAGGATAGGGTCGGTACAGATTTTAAATACATGACCTTTCTCACCGCAATTATTACAAAACATTACACCCTGTTGTCGTGGGACCACAGGGGTTCGTTTTTCCATTACTACTTGAATACCTTTCCCTTGTAAAGCATAAAGATGGGCGCGTTCGCTTCCAAACCCCCGACGGCACCTACGTTTCAACTCGCGGGTCCAGCCCCAACGTCTTCTTCAAAGGTTGTTCCAGTACTTGGCGCACTGGCTATGATCGCCCTATTATTTGTCATCATCTTCTCGTTTAAGAGCGTGTCCAAGTCGTTCGGGTTCACGACGAACGCAGATCAGGCCCCAACCGAAATCGACGGTAAGGTGGGAGCGACAACCTCTTCAAACATGTCAGGGTCGAATTCAAACATGCAATTTTGGATGTACATTAAAGACTGGGACTACAAGTTTGGCGAGGAGAAGCACGTCATTGCACAGGTAAGTTCTACCAATGCAAACGTCTCCGCACCGAAGGTAACCCTTCACCCGACTGATAATGCACTGCAGGTTTCAGTGAGCGTTTACCCGTCTAGTTCAAGCCTGGATACGACAAACACTGGTTCTGGTGATGTTCAGACCGTGACGGTTGAGAACGTTCCCCTGCAGTCGTGGTTCGCAGTCTCCATCACGATCTATGGCCGCAATCTTGATGTGTATATCAATGGGCAGCTGGTTAAGTCTGCAGTCCTTGCAGGTGTCCCCATGCCAGCAGGTGGAAGCCTTGTGATTGGTGGAAGTGGTGGATTCTCTGGCTCTGTGTGCACCGTATATACCAGTTCAAATCAGCTTCAGCCAGCCGATGCCGCATCGTTCTACGCAGGTGGAACGGCGTGCTCTTCATCGATTGGGTCACCATCCTCTCAACTGAGCAACCTGTCCCTGTTTGGATACACGTTCGTCTTTGGTGTCAAGGACAGCACTGGAAAGCAGGTCAGTGGGTTATCAAGTTCGGATATATCGGGTTGGTTCTCTTCTCCGAAGTAACAATGAAGATTCTTCTTAAGTGTCCAAGCAGATCACGTCCACAACAATTGCTCGCAACACTCAGTCTCTATGCATCAATGGCCGCCAGGCCAGATTTGATGGGGATTGTTATTTCATGCGATGTCGATGATACAACAATGACAGGAACCGACATTCAACAGAAGTTGTTTCAGGTCATAAATCGGTTTGCCTGGAAGGCAATGTATTATGGTGATAGCAAAACTAAGATTGAAGCCTGTAATGCTGATATCGAGAAAGTTGACTATGCATGGGATCTTATCGTTCTCGTGTCAGATGATATGATTCCAGAGGTGCGTGGATATGATAACCATATTCGTCAGGCTGCTAGACCCGACCTTGATTGTATCCTGTGGTTTCACGACGGGTTTCAGGGGCATAAGCTCAATACATTGTCAATCTACGGTCGTGTCATGTATAACCGACTTGGATGCATGTATTCATCGGCATACAAGAGTTTTTACTGTGACTCTGAGTTGACCGACTTATGTAAGGGTTCTCTTCGAGATAAGACTGTCTATACTCCGACCTGCATCATTCGCCACAAACACCCGATGGCGGGTCATGCGATAGGATTTGACTCTTTGTATGCACGGAATCAGGGCTACTTTGAAGAGGATCTTCGAATGTACATCTCTCGTAAGACCTACGAGTATGATCTTTCTGTACTGATTCCTACACTTGTCGAACGCCGCGCAAAATGTGAAGCATTGAAAGCTGTGATTCGTGAAAAGTTTGCCCGCATCTGTCCGGGACTACGGTTGGATATCACGGAAGCACTCGACAACAGGGAACAGAGTGTTGGAGCAAAAAGACGTGACCTTCTTCGTGGTGCAAGGGGGAAATACAGCGTATTCATCGATGACGACGATGAGGTAACTGATGCATACTTTGAGGATTTCCTTGCCTGTTTTCAGGCTGGCCATGATGTTATGAGGATACGCGGTCGAATGGGTGATCATACATTCGTTCATAGCAATGAGTACCCGTTTACCGGAAAGATGTACATGAATGGAATGTTTGTGCGCCCTCCGAATCATCTGAATCCAATGCTATCCGACATTGCAAAACTTGTTGACTTTGAAGATGCGATTCGCGGTGAAGATCTAAAGTGGACGATTGTCACTGCAAAGGTCGGGCTTCTTCGTAGTGAGACTCGTTCCGATCCTTCGCGTATTCATTATATTTACAATGTACGTGGGACAGTGAGTCAAAGCACAATCGACTATCAAGCAACTCATACCTATGAAGAAATGGTCAAGACCCTGTTGGTACCGGCTCCACCCAAGAAGAAAGTGATGCGTCTTACTTCGAGAGGCTTTGTTTCTGAGTAAGGAACAATGGAATCCATTGTACTTGGAGGTCTTGGCGTTCTCGCAGTAGGTGCTGCTGCATCATGGGCTATCTCGGGCTCAACTGATCCTAGTGCCGTAAAGATTCAGACAGCAACGCAGCGTGGAAATGTGCCGTTCTCTTCGTCCGCAACATTGCCCAAGTCGTTCAATGAGGCGGAAGGTGCAACGTTCAGTTTCGAGGGCTGGTTTGAGATCAATGACTACACGACAATCGGGTATGGATCGAAGCGACTGATTTTCTCGCGAGGGGACTGTCCGAGTCTATACATCGACAGCACGTCCAACTCGATCATCGTCAACGTCGCTACCTATGGTGCGATGGAATCTATTCTGATTGGCAACATCCCCGCCCAGAAGTGGATCCACTTTGCAATTGTGATCACGCAGTACACGGTTGATCTATATATTAACGGAATCCTGCGTCAGCACCACACGCTCACCCAACTTCCGAAGCAGGAGGATGCTCCTGTAGAGGTCGCTGGATCCTTCGACGGACAGGTTGGAGGGTTGACGTACTATTCACGGGCACTGTCAGCGATGGAAGTTGCGGGTCATGCTGCAATGTCTCCTCCTACGTCAGTGGTTGTCGCACCTGCATCGGGTCGCTACCTGGACATTTCCTGGTACACAAACCCATAAAATATGGGCTGGTAATAAATGAGTTCCGGTAGTCAAAACGGCACAACTCTGGCAGGACTTCAAGGAATGAGGATTCGCGACGCGTCGGATGTGATCACACAGACGAAGCTTCGTATCATGTACACGACGAATACACCCAGTGGTTCGGGATATTCGGGCGTTAATGCGTATCGCTCAAAGGGGAACCAAAATAGTTATAACTTTCTCTTACAGGTTCAGAAGGGTCTTCGTGAATGCGGCGTGTTCTCGAACGGTACCTACAATACGGTTGCAGGTCAACCGTTTGCTCTGACGTCTGGCACTATTGTCAATCCATCGGGTGTCAGTGTTACGGTTCCTACTATAATCCCTACTCTATAGACATACGTGCCTTTCGCGTCTTCTTAAGCACCCGATTCACCTTTGCTCGCTCTGTCTTTGATACCTTAGGATTGTAGGTAAAGAAGTATTGTACAAAGTCGGGTGATGACTTGTTCTTCTTCAATTTCTCATATAAATCAACACGCTCCTGACGTAACTCAAGTAATTCCTTCTGTGTACCTAAGCATTCCGATGGAGTCAGAAGCGCAAATCGGCGCTGCGGCTTATCGTCTGCCAATTCAACCAACCGTTGTGCCACGCACATAAGTCGCGACACATCGTCTTTGGATTCGTCTGAATACATCAGTGCCATAAAGAACATCAGCAACGTGGGAATACTTGCCACCTTGATACCATCACCCGTTGTGTGATAGCTGTGACATGCCTGTGTTTCGTAGAGCTGATACACGGTCGCACCCTCATCGTCAAGAACATCTGTGCGTCCAGGAAGAATCTCTGATGCAGCATGTTCAACCGTCTTCTTTCCCTTTGTTAACGATGAGATCACCTCCTTATCAGCAAGGAGTGTGACTGGAGTATACCAAACTGCCTTCTTCTCATGACGCGACACTGCAGAGAATCCTAACAATACAACCGGATTCTTCTTCAGTATGTCAAGTGTATCCTTCTTCTGTTCAGCTGACAACTGTTCTGGCTCTTTTGGGACATTCCTGCATACAATAGGATACTGTCTGTTTAGCAGAGACAGCCGAGTATAGACCTTCTCCCAACGAGACACATCTCCTTCCGGGCGTGATAGTTCAAGATACATGGACATGCGCAGGAAGTCGGGTGGAACATAGTGGATTCCGTGACGCGTGATCTTATCGCTCCACAAGTGGTTGAATATCTTGGGCACGATGAAGGTGATGTCTGCAACACCGTGATAGTCTGCAAACACTTTATAGGTTCCAATATGGATTCCTGGCTTGACCTCTACGCTAGTGATTCCTGCGGCAGAGAGCTGGTTTGACAACATAACGGAATGCTCCTGAGGCGTCTCGCTGAAGAAGTCGTAGTCCGGAGTCTCATCGGGGCCATAAAATTGCGCCTCCTTAGGGAGGAGGTTGTTGATGGCCGTTCCACCATAACACATGACCCTATGAGATTTCAGAAAAGCCTCAACGATCTCACTGCTTTTCTTGACAGAGGGTAGATTGGCATCGCGTGTAGCGAGCATCTCGCCCTGTTTTTCAGCGATAGCTTTGACGCTTTCCAGATCGCTCATTACTATAGGCGTCCAAAAAACGAATGTGTTTTGTTTTTTTCCTTGTGAGGCAGCAAGATGCCTGGTCGGTATAATCTTCGTAAGCTGAATAATCGTACGACATGGGTGAAGGATGAGACCTTGAACCCTGAGCCCGAATCAGAAGACGACAGTAGTGAGGAGGAGTACATGCCCGAAGAATCCGAACCCGAGACAGAGGAAGAGGAGGAAGAGGAAGAGGAAGAGGAAGAGGAGGAGGCGCCCGTCATCACACTCCCGAAAGGCGCAAAGGTATCCGTCAAGCTTCACATTCACACTGTTGTCGGTGGAAAGGGGAAACTGGTAATCGGAGCCGATGAGTCTGAGTCCGAGTCCGAATCTGAATCTGAGGCTGAGGAGGAGGAGTCGGAGGATGAGTTCATCTCACATCTGATGGACAAGTACGTTGGAAACAAGGGTCGTCGTCAGCGACGGGGTCGCGAGGAGCCTGATTCGCCCTGTATTGAGCTCAATGAGGACGAAGAGGAGTACTTTGGTGACCTTTCCAAGTCGAAGCGTCGCAAGCTCAACGAGCAGATGAAGCGTATCTCCGGACTCGTCAGCGAAGGAGACATCCCGTTCAAGTTCCGTGTGCTTGGTCTTCCAATCCCCGATGCACTCAAGGCCTCTGTAATCAAGAAGATCGACATCCTTAACGAGATGGATGGATCTGAGGGCTACAAGCTGCGCACATGGGTTGAGTCGTTCCTGAACATTCCCTTCGGAAAGTATGTCCCGCTTCCCGTGAAGCTGAAGGATGGAGCCGAGCCATGTGCCAAGTTCCTCGCAAACACGCGTGAGACACTCGACAAGGCTGTATATGGAATGCCATCAGCTAAGACGCAGATCATGCAGACTCTGGCCCAGTGGATCTCAAATCCCGGCTCAGTGGGTAACGTGATCGCGCTCAAGGGACCTATGGGTGTCGGTAAGACCAGCTTCGCGAAGAACGGTGTTGCACAGGTTCTTCAGCGCCCGTTTGAGTTCTTCTCACTAGGTGGTGCATCGGATTCCGCGAACTTTGTCGGTCACTCGTTCACCTATGAGGGCTCGATGTGCGGCCGTATTGCAGATGCACTGATCACATCCCGTTGCATGAATCCAGTCATGTACTTTGACGAGCTGGACAAGGTTTCAACCACTGCACACGGTGACGAGATCGTGAGCATGCTCATTCACCTCACGGACCGCTCACAGAACAGCCAGTTCCACGACCGCTATTTCGCAGGTGTTGACTTTGATCTCAGCCAGTGCCTCTTCGTCTTCTCCTTCAACGATGAGTCTAAGGTTCACCCGATTCTCAAGGATCGCATGCAGGTGATCACCTGCTCAGGATACAACGCAGAAGATAAGAAGAACATTCTTACCAAGTACATCTGGCCTCAGATCTTAGATCGCATTCAGCTGACGGGCCAGTTGACCCTGACAGATGATGCAGTGAAGTACTTGATTGAGGAGTTCAGTAAGGAGGAAGAGGGTGTTCGTAATTTGATTCGTTCCGTCGAGTCGCTGGTGACCCGTATCAATCTCCTGCGGATTGCAGACGAGAAGACGGCGAAGGAGTATGTGTTCTACAAGAAGATCAGCTTGCCATGCACGATCGACGTTGAGACTGCACGGCATATCCTTCAGGATACCACATCGGGTGTGAATGAGTCGTGGCGTCACCTCTACACTTGAATCCACTCCAAGCTTGACACAGGAATCTCCATGATACGAGGCGTATCATCCATAGTGGAAAACACACATGTGAACGTGGTGAACGCCGAGTCTGGCATGCACCCAATACAATACTCGATCGTCTTCGACTTGAAGACGAACGGACGACTAATACTTTTTGGTTTGTAGTTCTCCCCTAGACGTACGAACAGATGGAAGTACTTACGAGGCTGAGTGTACTCAACCGTGTGAACCAATGCCCATGTCTCACCGGGATACTGAGGTGGCTTGAACGCAACCGCCGATCCCCTGAAATGCTTGAAATAATATGGGGTCTCAAAGTTCGTGTGAATCGCGAGCTCGTCGTCGCGAAGTGAACCAATCTGAAGGGGATGCCAGGTATAGATGATATCGTTCGTCCCATTCACAGCCAACCAGTTCTTCTCACACTCCTGTTCGCCAGGAGACTTCAGTATACGGCACTTTGAATACACACCCTGAACAGGGTTGTATTCAGATTGAAAGATCCTGATCTTGTCAGTGTATTCCCACGAGGTGGCCGTGCAGCAGAGTGTACCTTCTGCATTGGTGTATACACGCACATCCTCGAGACCGACAATATGAGCATTCGACCTGCGCTGCAGAGTGACCGACTCATCACGCATCTTCACAAGTTCCCGTGTCTCGGGGTTGTAGAATGCATTCTGTGTTCGCACGGTTGAATTCTCACTCACACTTCCATTATTGCGCATGAGATATGACCCTGTCTGTGGGTTGATCGTATAGTTGACAAAGCGCACATTGTGCATGACCTTTCCATCCTGTATGAACAGAGATACTGATGTGGGGTGATAATCCTCACCAAATACGTCACGGTCAATCGGGTGAGCTTTTGCCGAATATGTCAGAGGCTCGATGTAAAAGGGCAAGTTCGTATATACGTTTTCCTGATTCGGGCGGTTCTTCAGCAGATAGGAAACGGAGGTATCCAAGCCCTGTCGTGCCTGACCAATGTAGAACATCAGAATCGTTGCCTCGTACTCAAAGAGACCAAGATAGACATCCGTCTCGACAAAGAGTGCATCCTTTGTCATCGGAATCGACAGGCCGAGCTGAGTGTAATGATATGCCTTGTAGTGCTGGGAATTCTCGCGGAAGTACTTGGCTAAATGGTAGATCGGCTCTGCGCGTGAAGGGCGGCGGGCATGTGCCTTAAGCATCCACTGCTCGAACTTCGGAATGTCCTTGAGGGCCAACCATGACTTTCCAATCATGTAGTGGCTATACCACAGTTCCTCTTCCCATCCACCTACAGCAATCCGCTTCTTGTACATGGCAATGCACTCTTTCAGCTTTCCAATACCGTTGTATGTCTGGGCCAAGTAGAACATATAGCGTCCATTGTCGGGCTCGTCAATCAGTCCCTGTTCAAGAAGCCGAAGATCACGCTCGAACTTATCGGACTTGCAGCCTCCATCGTTGCGATCGTCAATGTGGCAGATTGCAGATGCCAGATGTTCCGTTGGACCATCCCAGTACTCATGTGTCACACCGCGACATGACCAGTTGTAGTCCATGCGTACCAGGCGGGTATTCGGGTACTCAAGATGACCAGCCTTCTGAACGATGGTATATCCCTCATGCGTAAGCGTGGCCAGCTTCAGCGTACCCGGTACAAACACCATGTCTGCATCGAGCAGAAGTCCGTACGTATCAGAAAGGTCCCATCCAGTTCGCTTGAGGTACTTTTGTGCATTCTGAAAACTGGCAGTACGATTGTATCCAAAATCCTTCCACGCCACACTGCTCAGACAACCATCATGTGTCTTGAGAAACTCAGCTGCAATCTCGCGCGAGTCGTCAGTTGATCCCGTGTCGCAGATACAGTAGGCATCCACTACACCGCTTACGGCTTCTAGGCATCGCTTCAAGATCTTCTCTTCGTTGCGAATCATGAGAATCAGAACGAACCGCATCGCGTCGGTTTACTAAAACTCATTGACTCGTGTGTAAAACAAATGAGCACTGAATTTGTAAAGTCCAGTCTTCGTGAGAATCTTACGCGCGTGCTTGTTCCCCATGTATCGGATGGCCTGTGGAGCATCTATGACTCCGCTAAGGCTGCATGCGATCGTAATGGTCAGACGGATCAGATCCTCAAGACATTTCAGAATCTCCTCACTCAGATTCCCAAGTGGAGCCCGGAGACGCTGACAAAGGAGGTTCAGCGTATTGCTACTGCATCCAAGTGCGAGTACCTTGAGGATCTTCTTCTGGGTGTGTTTGTCAGTTATATTCGTGCATTCGCTGCGCTTCAGCAGGTTGAGAAGGCACATGTGGAGATTGACTTCAAGCGGCCGTCGATTGATACGTTTGTTCATTCTTTGTACAAGCAGGCTGCCCGCCTGTCGTGGAGTTCGGCGTACCTGTTCAAGACCGTCGGGGTGACGTCTGAGCAGCAGGCCCGCAACCGTCGTGAGATTGAGACACTGATTGGAAATGCGATGAATGAGGTCATCGACAGTTTCATTCCGTGGAAGGACATTAGCAAGGCGTACTTTCAAAGTCGCGAGATTGCTGAGGCTGCACCCGAGCCTGTTGTCGAGGCTGCACCTGCGCCCGCCCCAGCCCTTGTCGAGGAGCCCGAGCCCAAGTCGGTTCAGTTTGACGGCGATGAGGATGATGAGCCCCCGCCGATCGCTCTGGGTGAGGACGTCAAGCTCGACGATGATGAGTTTGAGACGGACGATGAATCTGTCAACCTCGAGGCCACTGAGACGGTTTCGCTGAACCTCTAAACTTCGTTTGAGTTTTGGTATAAAAAAATGGAGTGCGAATAAATGTCAGAGGTCTACACGTATGGAGTCATCGTGTCCGCAGTTGTGGTTGTTGTCATCCTCATGTATGTGATGGATCGTCGTGGGAAGGACCAGGTCATTGATATGTCAGAGGTTGTAAAGGTCGGTGGTGGCGCGGGCGTACTCACAGCTGGTGTCGTCTATGCACTAGGCGCAGATGCCGCTGAGCCGGTTGTCACTGCGGTACAGGATATGTTCACTGGAAAGCCCGCCTTTTGAGAAATTTCTTGACGTCATAATAAAAATGTGGATGTCTTTGTATGCTGCCGTTCTCTTCTTTGTTCTGACGCCGGGTGTTCTCCTGTCCCTCCCGCCGGGCGGCTCGCGCACGACGGTCGCCCTCACGCACGCGGTCGTGTTCGGCATCGTGTGGGCCCTAACGCACAAGCTGGTGTGGAAGACTCTGGGCATGTAATTAGTCTGCGATCACTAATACAGCAACTGTCGGCGGCACAGATGCAACATACTGTGTGAACTTAGCAAGTTCCTTTCGCGGAACTGCAGACTCCTTCAAATACCGTGTAATCGCCTTGTATAAATCAAACCCGTGATAACGATCATGATTATCACCCTTCTTACGGAAAATCACAGACGATCCATCAGGAAGCGTCGTCCACTGTTTGAACATCTCAAATAGTGGATGATTGGTCTCCTGCTTCGGTCCATTAGGGAAGATATCCCAGAACACGCTTGATGCAAACCGCGCCAAGTCAAACGAAGGATTCAACGCAATACGCGGCACCGTGCTCGAATAATAGGGCTCAATGTTGTACTGACCAGCAGCCTCCTCGTCATGCTTGAAATGTGAGCTCAGGAAGAAGCGCGGCTCCTTCATGCCAGTAAGACGAACAGAGAATGCAGACCTGTCAAAATCAATGATCTTGATCAGAACTCCATACGTCGGGACACGATAGGTAACTCCGTGATGACGGTAGAAGACATACTCATCTGTGGTCGGAACATACATCACATTGTTCCCATGTAGGTCATTGTGGATAAACCCAAATATCCTCTGTGCATACGCAAGTGCAAACACGATCTGTGCAACCCATGCAGTCTGTTTCTCCTGATCATCCGACGTCTTGAGTAGATCATAGAAGGTTCCTGCGCACTTCTCCATGACGGTCGTGACAACAGGCACACCCGTGAACGTAGCCCATGCAAAGTCCTCTTCATCTTCTTCCTCATCATCCTCTTCGGTTCCATCGCTACATGCACAGGACTGAATGTCAAACACATCCTCATCCTCTGACTCAGAGTCCTCTGTTCCCTCAGAATCAGAGGGAATGTCGTACTCCTCAACCACGCTACCGGTAACCGGGTCATCTACGTGCTCGGCCTCAATATCCTCCGTGTCAAGCTCAACATCCTCACCGACTTGCACAGCAACGCGCTGGCTACGAGTATGGGTAAACACATCACCTCCTTCAGAACGCAGACGGAGCTCAAATGTCTTTCCAATGTTATCGACGAACCACTTGCGGTCGCACAGATCCTCATAATCATCGGAGATGTTGATCTCATGCTTGGATGCAAGTGCAGCATAGACGCCATATACGCGGGGAAAGTGCTGGCACTCCGAAAGAACAGTCGATGCAAGTGCACCCACATATGCAGCCGTATGGGGACTCTGCATCTGTTCCGTATATCCCTTCGCTGTCTCCGAAGGTTTGGGCAATCCAAGTGCCGAATACTCACCCTTCATCGTCTTGAATGGACTGAGAATCATCGTCGTCTTGCGATGAATTTCAACTGTCTGCCCTTTCGTCGTCTTGATATGCGCGGCATCTGCAACCGATTCAATCTCCTCTGGAAGCTTAATTCCATAGTCAGACATGGCCGACAACTTCTCCGTCTTGAACAGCTGTTCGAGAGACGGGAAAAACGGTTGGACATGGGTAAGGTCCCACGCACCTGCCTGTAACTTCTGCAGACGATGAAGCTTTAACTCGACGGCTTGGGTCCTCAAATCCTTCACCATTGTGTGTTGAGCAAGGCAATGAAACATCGTAAGCAGACGCGGAACACTTTCTGCGGGTCAGAACAATGAACTTCCAGTTGCGAAAGTTCGACATCAACATGTTAAAAGACCGTTGCGAGATTGATTCTCGCAAGAGTCCGATGATCGTCGTCATCGGTAAGAAGGACACTGGCAAGTCCTTCTTGGTGCGTGATATTCTGTATAACACTCAGCAGGACTTCCCCGTTGGAACTGTGATCTCAGGTACAGAGGTGGCCAACGAGTTCTTTCAACATATGATCCCTTCAAAGTTCATTCATGATAAGTACTCACCACAAATCGTGATGAATGTGATCAAGCGACAGATGAATGTCAAACAGAATCGTAACAAGGCGAAAAACTCAGGAGGTGGACAATCGAGCATTGATCCCCGTGCATTCCTGATTCTCGATGACTGTCTGTACGATTCGACCTGGATTAAGGAGGAGTCTACGCGATATGTGTTCATGAACGGGCGTCACATTGACATGATGACCATCATCACTATGCAGTATCCGCTCGGTATCACACCGAACCTTCGTACGAACGTAGACTTTGTGTTCATTCTTCGTGAGAATATCTTGGGTAATCGCCGTAGGATCTACGAGAATTACGCAGGTATGTTTCCGACGTTTGAGATGTTTTGT